AGACGGACGACGATGTGACGGCCACAAAGGGATATACACCGCCCTTTCGCACAATCGCCATGTGCATACTGGATGAGGCGGATCAGGTCAAGCACCCCAATCACATTACGGCGTGGGAGTCCACGGCGGTACGCTTTCTGCTTCCTCACGGCAAGATGGTGTTTGCATACAATCCGCCCATGTCCAAGAGCCATTGGGCGCACAAGTTCTTCGGAGACAAGATTAAGAACGGAGCGACGCGGATCTATGCGACCTGGGAAGATATCCGTACACTGCTCAATCAGAAGACGATCGACATCATTGAGAAGTTCAAGAGGGATGATCCCGAGTACTACAAGTACTGGTATCTGGGCGAGAGCGTGCTGTTCCGCGGCATGGTGTATCCGCAGCTGCGGCGGGAGAAGCACATCACGAACATCTTCAAGCTGCTGGCCGAGGGGGACAAGGTCTCCGAGCTGATACTCGGGCTGGATGAGGGCACGGTGAACGACAGCACGTGCGTGACGCCGCTCGCCATCATGTACAGCGGCCGGGCGGTAGCGCTGGACTGTTTTGAGAACGATCCTCTGATTGCGGGGCAGCAGGCGCCGACAGAGCAGTCGAGAGCGCTTCTCAAGTTTCTGACAGAGCTATTAAACAAGTTTCCGTTTCTGCAATATGTGCCGCGCCGCTGGATCTTCGAGTGTGCAGAGGGCGGGCAGATGCTGCGGCTGCAATTCATAGCCGACACGGGCGAGGAGTGCCTGCTGGTGGGAAATAAAAACGTATTAGGCGACGTCAAGCGCGTCAGGAGTATGCTCAGCGAGGGGATACTCCTTTTTCATGTGGACGTGAATGTCAACACCATGCAGCTCATCGAGGATATGGAGAACTATGTCTTCGACGAAAAGACAAATCAGATCAAGAAGGATCAGAGGGACGACACGATCGACAGCCTGGAGTATGCGACAAAGCTGTACTATGACGCGCCCCTGCAAGTAGAATAAGGAGAGTGATACCATGGCAGAACCGACAACGGCGGTAAGCAACGCGCCGAGCCGGACAATCTTTGCGCCGTTCTTCAAGGCGCGCTGGCAGAACATGCAGAACATTGTCAATGACAGCGTGTTCTATGATCTTGTACCCGAACCGTATCTGACGTACTATCAGGCATTTATCCGGCAGTGGACGCAGTGGTCGCAGGGGTTTGTTCCGGCGTTGCACAGGCAGGACTTCTTTTCCACCGGTATGGGGTACACGGTGTGCGATATCTTTGCGCGCGAATGCATGAACGGAGGCTTCCGCTTTGCCAGCGACGATTCCTCGCTCAAGGCGTTCATTGAAAAGTGGGCGGCTAATGACCTCAACAACATCTTCAACAAGATGTTTTTCTTCTCCAACGCGGGCGGGAATGCCTTTCTCTCTCTGACGCCAATTGACGGCGACGCGTTCCCGTCCGTCATTCCCATCAATCGCCTGTACTTTCAGATCGGGCGGCACGGGGAAGTCACGGAGGCGACGATCTTCAACCGTTTTACGGCGGGAGAGACGGCCTACTATGCGCGGGAGCACCGGATCATGTATCGCGGCCGCCCCTATTATCGAGTGGAGCTGGCGGAGGGGACAATCGTCACCTGTCCTTCGTTCTCGACTTCGCGCATTCAGACCGTTCCCGAGAAGATCGAAATGCAGTGGCGATATGCCTATGGGACAATCGAGCCGGGTGTATGGTATGAGCTTCCCTTCAAGACAATCGGCCTGTATAACGTACGGAACAAGTCTGTGGCCGTGGCGCTCTCCGATCTGCCCGGATATTCGGACAGCTCGCTGCACACGGCACTCGATATCCTGTATTCGATTGACTATAACTACACGCAGGGGCAGCTGGATCAGTATTTGGGCAAGTCGCGTGCGATTATCCCCAAGCAGTACCAGACAGCGACGGTCAGGGGCAAGCCGCTCGTGGTCAACGGGCAGTCGTTTATCGAGGCGCTCAACCAGCGCGCGCCGGAGCTTCTGGACACGTTCTACAACGAGATTGAATCGGGCGACATCAACGGCACGCCGGTTCGGCCGACGTTCATGCAGCCGGATCTGCGAGGGGAAGCGCACAAGTATATCCGAGACGCGGATTTGGAGCTGTTGTCGAGCAAGGTGGGGCTGTCCTCGTCCACGCTGGCAAACCATCTCAGCTACAACACGAGCAAGACGGCGACCGAAGTGCGCTCCGAGCAGGATACGACGGAGACCAGCGTCAACAACAAGCGGGCGCTGGCAAGCAAGGCGATCAATGCCATGCTGGCCGACACGGCGCGATTCTACGGCTTCCGGTCTCGCGTCGAAATCGAATGGGGCAGAGCCGGCGTCAACACCTCTACCGAGAATCAGGAGCTGCTCGAGGACTACAGGGCGGGAACGCTTCCTATTCGTCACTATCTGAAGCGTCGCTGGCCTGACCTGTCCGAGGAGGAGATCGAACAAATGGCGCAGGAGATCGAAGCGGAGAAACAGCAGCAGATGAGCTTCGGAATGCCTGAATATACGGAGGATTACAGGACATGACGAATGCGATTCGCAGGGATCCTCTCAACCCGCAGGCAGAGGCGTTGCAGGACGCGCAGACCGAGATCAAGCTGCTGATGAAGGAGGCGCTGCTCAAAGGGCTGTCGCAGTCTTTCGTGAGCGGTCGGGTTCGCCAGATCGTCAAGCGTGCGCTCGCCAAGGTGCGCAGCCCCACCCTGCGCGAGGACGCAAGGAAATCTCTGACGCAGTTTGCACGGCATGTCTATGCGGAAATGCAGCGTCGGCTGTCCTATGCGGTGATCCTTGCCGCCCTGATCGTGACGGGCAGAAGACCGGCGACGCAAAAACAGAAGCGGGACGCGCAGAACGTGATCCGGCATGCGGGCGTAATTCCCCCGACAGCCGATCCCGAGGCCAGTTCCCCGGTGGATGGGATTGACTATGCGACTTATCGCGGCGGGCGCAGGTATATGGAGCGTGTGACCAAAGCCATGACGCAGCTTGCAGACGCGCGGGCAATGGACCCGAACGATGTGTCGGGGCGCAACAGCCTTCGCAATCTGGCTGAAATGCAGGTGCGCTACGAGGCGCAGCAGAACGATATCGAGAGCTTTCGGGCGCGCGGTATCAAGCTGGTGATCTGTTCTTCGCACGCGGACTGTTCGGATCGCTGCTATCCCTGGCAGGGCCGTGTTTACAGCCTGGACGGGACGAGCGGAAGGACGGCGGACGGGCACAGCTTTGTTCCGCTGGAAAACGCCACGGACAGGTTTTACACGACGAAGAGCGGCCGCACATACAAGAACGGGCTGCTGGGGTTCAATTGCCGGCACGTGCTGTCCGAGTACCGGCCTGGCATGACGGCTCCGCATGTGAGCAGGAAGGTTCAGGAGCAGGAATACGCGGTTAACATAAGACAGCGGGAATACGAGCGCGGCATCATAAGGGCCAAGGAGCGCGCGCTGATGTACCGGAGTATCGACCCGTCCCGCGCGAGGAGATACAGAGAAGAGGCTTTGCGGCTCAATCGCGAGTATATTGCGTTCAGCAAGGCACATGACAGGGCTTACTATCCCGACAGAACCAAACTACTTTAATCGAGCAGACATCGAATGCGGTGCCTGCTTTTATTATGCCCTGAGCAGGGCGGAAAAAGGCTTGGAGGAATCCGTATGGCATTCAGAGATTTATTCTGCAAATTCAAAAAGAAAGAGAAGGAGGAACAGGAACCGATGGCAAAGACCGAGGAAGAGATCGAGAAGGCAAAGGAAGACATCGAGGAAAAGGGTCCCGATTCCCAGACGGAAGAGGACCGCGTCGATGAATCTGTCGCCGCTCAGGAGAAGGCCGAAGGCGACGAGGATTCGCAGGACGCAAAGGATCGCGTGGACGAATCCGAGGGAGAACAGGAGGCAGAGGAAGCCCAGGAAAACACCGAAGAGGAGCCCGCCGAAAAGCACACAGATCCCCTTGAGGAGGTCACACAGCGCATGAGGGAGATTCTCTCGCCGATCCGCGAGGATATCGCCGTTTTGCGCCAGGAGCTAGAAGAACTCAAGCGTTCGCCCAGAGAGGCGGACACCGCGACTGCGGACAAGCTGACCGCGCTCGCTAACAGATTTGAAAATTAAGGAGGATATATCAAAATGGCAAATGTCGTATCTACTTACGGAACGACCGAATCGTTCGTAAAGTCAGCACTCATGGGGCTGGGCGCGACCCAGCAGGATCCCAACGGAAGGTTTTACCTTGACGGAAACATGGTCAACGTGGAGCTTTCCCAGGTCATTGCGGAGGCAATCTACATTGAGGAGATCTTCCGCGAAGGGCAGTCGGTGACGGGAAAGTACACCACGGACAGAAAGGCGGGCGCGGTGCGCGTCATGCTCGACACGCCGCTGCCGTCTACCTCGCGCACGACCTCGTACGGCGGGCGTCCGGGCACTCCCGGCAATGGGGGAGTCATTAACGTCAATCCGCCTCTGCTGCCTTCCAACGACGAGTTCATGGTCTATCTGAACCAGGTCAACGACCAGCAGATGCTCTTCCCCGATCTGGGCAAGGAATACGTACCCCTCGACGTCATGGCGCAGAAGATCGCGGGCTATGCCAAGGCCGTTGCCCAGGACAGAAGCGCGTCCACGCTCGCAGAGATCATCGCGTACGCCGTACTGCGCTCCCTCAACGCGGGCGACAATCTGGTGAACTATGACGATCTGACGGCTGAAAATGCTTACGCAGAGCTGATCAACGATATCAACTCGCGCATGGACAACGGCGACCCCGCGCAGGGCGCGTTCACCTATGCGACGCAGGGCAGAACCATCATCGGTCGCCCCAAGTTCATCAACAACATCTTCTCGCGCAAGTCGGGCGTCATCATGCAGGGCGGCGATCTGGCGCAGGAAATGCTGAGAAGCTATGATCTCGACCGCAACATGTCCGACCGCGACTATGTGGGAACGGGCTACAAGGGATATGCGATGCAGTTCCACTTCCAGTCGGCTCCCGACTACATCTGGACTTTGGCCGAGAAGTATCTGGGACTTGCTGTCGGTGCGCTGGCAAACGTATCAGCAATCGCCGTTTCGTTTGAGGCAACGGCCATGGGCCGCGTAGTCGATCTGGGCGTCAAGATGATCGATGCCAACGAGGTGCGCGGTATCAAGGCGCAGCCTCTCAATATCTGGGGACACGAAGCTTTTCGTAAGTCCTTCCTGATCGGCGACAGCTCCATGGACAACGATTACTTCACCGGCCTGGGCTTCACTGCGGCAGACAGGAAGTACCCTGTTCATCCGGGCGACCTCAACAACGCAACCGACCAGGTCATGGTTCCGGTATACGGCACGGACGACGCGATCGTCGGCTACAAGGTTCTCGCGGAGGCTCCCCAGCCCAACGGCGGCAACTTCCAGAGCGGCGTGAAGAAGGTGGCCGCACCCGTATTCTCGCCCAACGGCGGCTCGTTCTCCGGCGCGTCCCAGAGCGTCACGGTGACTTCTGCGACCACAGGCGCAACCATCTACTATACCACGGACGGAAGCACACCGACTTCCAAGTCAACCAAGTATTCGTCTGCTATCTCCGTGACTGCTACGACTACGGTCAAGGCAATTGCGATCAAGGACGGCATGGCGCCTTCCAAGGTCGTTTCCGCTACGTTCACCAAGACGGGCGCTTAATTCATCATGAGGGCGTGGAGACACGCTCTCACGTGCCGGCAAGAGCTATGGGCGGTGCAACTCCGCCGGTCGGCGATACGGAGGTTTTATGAGTAATCTGGTTTTCCCTCACAATGACGAGGATATGGAATATGACTATCGCTTTCATCGCTATGTTTTGACCAAGAACGCCGCGGCCAAGTACAGGGATCCCGATATGGTGTTCGGCGACGATATCCGTTCGAGAAGGATCCTCAATCAGCTGTCGCAGCAGCTCTACGCATGGATCCGGGAAGTGACCGGCGGGGAGAGCTGGAACTATGTGTTCGTGGAGTGGGCGCTTGCCACGCAGCCGCAGTACAGGGACATGGTGTATGAAATGCTCTTCAATATGTACGTCGGAGCGGTGGACAGCTCCATGCACAAGCTGCCGCACCAGCACGGCGTCAACGTCAACAAAGGTACCGCATTGGAAGCAAAGGCCTTTTCGCTTGCGAACTCGATCGACCACATGACGAAGTCGATCTTCTACGGCTCCGATCTGTATACGGCTCTGAAAATTCCGTATGAGCCCATACAGTACCGGGTGGGATATTGAGGAGGAGATCATGGCGTTACCTTATGCAGAGTTTTTTACCGCTGTCCTTAAGCGCAGAGAGCTGAACGGACAGATGTATGCGGGAATCGGACAGCCGTTTTCCTGCATGATGATCAGCGATACGTCCGCTTATCGCTCACAGCCTATGATCGGCATGATCACGGAAAAGGCAGAGGCGTATATTCAGACCTCTGCGGAGATCTTCTTTCTGGTGGACGACAAGATCGAGATCAACAACACGGTCTATCTGGTCGAACAGATCGCCTGTCTGACGTCCGGCGTGTACGGTCTGGGCGTGGATGAATTGACGTTTGAGGCCGCGCAGTTGCGGTTCCCTAAGGTGCTGTCTTTGAGAGCAGGCGGGGCCATGACGCGGGCGTATATGATGCGCGACCGCAATCTCGACATGGAGAAAGAGGGACTATGAATAACATCCAGAGCCTTGCGCCGTTTGTGTTGCAGGTTGCCGCCATGCACACACCGTTTGACAGTACCACGAGAAAAAAGACGACGCACGATCATCTGCGGTACGGTGGCCTCACATTGCAATATCTGCCGAACGGGTTTTCCATTACCTGGGGCGCAAATCCCAAGTTCTACTATTGGAAATTTCTAGAGTACGGCACGATTTTCTCCCGTAAGCACGAGGGCTTTATCCGGCACACGATTGTCGACGCAATTCAATCGATTGCCGACGCGCTCGGCGTAAGCCTCAAAGTCAACGAGGTTTCGCCCATTGACGTGCAGGAGTGGAAGCGCGATTCCCTGACGCGGGCGCAGGCTAAATATCCCAACCTCATGACAGAGGATTATCTGTCATGGACACGGAGGAAGGTATGATAAATATTTTTGATCTGGCGGAGTACTTTCAGACGCTGCTCAATGCCAATAATTACGGCCTGGAATTCGAAGTGCATACGCCGCTCGGATACAGGGACGAGATGAACGAGATCAACGCCGGCGCAGTCGAGTGCTTCAAGGCAAACAAGATCTATACGCTGATCTATAACCTGGAAACAGATTACAGTCCTATTCCAGGCGTGCGTTCTTCTTCCGGACGCTTCATGATAACCTGTTTTACGCAGAATCGCCTTGTGGAATTCCAGCCAAAGACGGGAAATGCCGTGAATAAGCTGGAATATGAATACGTGCTGGACGCCCTGGACGAACTGTTGACTTCTAAACTGATCGGCAAGGTTCTGCAAATCCCTGGGAAAAGCGATCGCATGGTCATGCTCCCGAATAGAATCAATCCCATTGATTCCGGCGAGGAATACGCGGCCAGAGTGATTCTTTTAAGCGGGACGATTAATATTGCCATGTCGGAGAACGGACTGTTCGGAAACGATGTCCAATATCAGCTCAAGGCGATTGGTGAAGAGACTTTGGAAACTCCGCTTTCTCTCTATCCGGTAAACAGGAGCTATATGCAGGAATATCAGCCCTCAGCGTTTCAGAATATCTCTGAAAACGAGGCGTCCTCGATCATCATGCAGAACAATAACGCCATAGAACTGGGATTTATTTATACCTCGGAGTACGAGGATCTATTTAAAGCCATGCTGGCAGAGGATGGACAGCCCAAGCAGAATGTGTTGTTCCGGATTACAACAAGTATAGGCACACTCATTACGTTTGAGCATGACTATATTCTGTCAAATTTCAGCATGGACGCCAGCCTGAATAGTCTCATCAGTTTTAGCGGTTCCTTTGTCCGCGCAAATGAAGGGATAGGAGCGACAGTATGAATTACGCAAATTACAGTTCTTCTTCCAAGTTTACCCTGGAAATCATTGCGCCGGATCAGGTGCCGGATCCAAACTATCGGGGGTTGGGATTAAACACTCCTGTTGGCGCAGGGGCTGGCTATAATAAGATAACTTCCGGGCACATGCTGCTGACTCAGGATAAAAACATTGTACCGCAGATGGACCTGTTTCCGAATGCTGGAAAATACGCACGGCAGGTTGCAGGCGGGGTTGCGGCAATGGCTCTGCACACGGGGATTTCGATCGCTTCTAAATCTGCTGGATATGCCGGAAACTACATTCAGCAAGCGAGAATCAATGAGACGATGGCGTTTGCAACAAGGTTCGGAGCTTTGGGTGCATCGTTCATGACCGGCAATCCCGCAATCATCGCGCTTGCCACAATCGGAACAGGCGTTTCCATTGGTATGAGCGTGTGGGATTATCACGAAAAGATCAAGATCGAGAATCTGTCTGCAAGCTATCAGGCGAGCTATCGTGGCGCGCGCATGAACGCAGGAAAGGTATAAAAAGGGCGAAAGTCTAAAAACGAAATTGCCAGAAAACATTATGTTTTTCCCTACTAGTTCATTTGTGAGGAGATTGAAATGATTAACAACATCACATTGAAAATCGGGGATATTGATATTCCTCAGAAGCAGATTGCTCAAGGCTTGTCTATGATCGACGCGCTCGATGAAACCCTGGACACGGCTACTGTTATTATTGTGCCCGCCAAGCGTCAGGAAGTGTTCCCCATGTGGGAAAATGTCTGGCTGACGATAGGGGAGACAAAGCGTTCTTACATGATTTCCGAGGACAGCGTGGATATTATTTCCAAGCAACCGATTCTCTTCAAGCACACTGTTCAGCTGATTGAGCCGACCAAGTATCTGGATGTAATTCCGTGCGATAATCTAACATTCACAAAGCCGAGCAATCAGCTGTCATACCCAGATGATTTAGACGGCAAAAACGCCTCTCTGTGGCACGTTTTGCGGCGCATTAGAATGTGTGCTAAAACAAGGCTTGAAGGCTCTACAGAGCCCTTTCCGTTCGAAATAGACCCTGCTGTAGAGGACGAACTGAAAGGGATTGAAGCTCCTCAGTTCTTCCTGAATGTCGGCAACGTGCATGACGCGGTAAATCAGGTTCTGAAATATATTAACGCGATTGCCCGATGCTGGATTGCCGACGACGGAACGCTCATGCTGTCGTATGATCGGTTCAACAAAAGAAACAATCTAATCCCGAACGCCCAGCTCGATATCACAAAAGGCTATATCCTGAATTATGGTGCCTCACAGAACATTCAGGACTATGCTTCCGAGGTACAAACGTATGTCTCCAACCTCACCACCGACAGCGAGAACGCCGATCAGGCTGTTATTGTCTATCCAGGGCCTGATAATTGGGCGAGTGTAAGGGCGGAGGACGATAGTGGAGTTCTTACGACCGAAAATATGTGTATGCTTACTCCGAGCCCTATTTATAATGTTATAAAACTTGAGTTGTGGGCAGAAATTAATGAGGATAGAGGGTCTGTAGAAGGGGATATAACGAACTTTTTAGTAACCAAAGAAGTATATAAATCTTTACCAATAAAAACGGATTGGGGAAAACGAACTTATGAGGAAAATGGGAAAATCTATGTGGATTATTATGTTGTCAAATTAGGGAAAGATGCGGCGATTTGTTATGAATATTTAGGACAAATTATATCAGGATTTAGTGCAACATATAAAATAGGGATTGGAATTTTTTCTCAATCTGTAATAGATACAATTGTATCTGTTTTATATATGCAGCACTTATATATAGGAAACGATCACTATGGAGATCCAAATGAATCGGCTATTCATGTGGCAGAGCCAAGAAACATTTTATATCGTATCACCTTTGGTAGTACAATAGATAGCAGATTCGCTTCTACAAAAGATGAAATTTCCACTCGTGAAGCCATGATCAATGTCAATCAATCCACGAATTTGACCGATAATATTGCTCTCGGGCAAAATATGCAGGGTTTGGTACAGCGGCTTGGACAAGACGAAAGACTGTACACGGCAAGATTTAACGGCTATCAATATCTTTGGAATTTGGGAGATTATACCGAGGACGGATATATCGTGACGAAACGCGGGATATCTATCCATAATGACGCTGTAATCGGAAACATGACGCTGAATAAGAATTTCAATCGCCGCAGTCAGTTCCTTGATCTGGATTCAGAAATCCGTCAGTTCGTAATTCCGGCAAAAGAAAACAGCCTGACAAGACACAGCCTTATCAAGCAGTATGTATATTTTGGTATACAGGAGATGGAGAAAGGTTCGGGATATCTTTTTTCGGATAAATCCTTTGGTCTGTCTCTTACCAATATTGAGGATTATATTGAAAACTATAATCCTAACGTTTTTATGATTCAGTCTGATGATTTTTCCGGAAATATTGTCGGAGCCGTAGATTCAAAATCGTTTGGAAATTCAATAGCTTTCACATTCGGTTTTAATGATAATAGAGCAGCAGGGAATAAAGTATATGATTATAGTGATAAGATGTTAGAAGAAGCTGTTTTATATACCAATAATGGAGCATTACAAAAAGTTCAATTACAATTAGCAAATCGCATGCTTATAACAGATTCTTTGGATGATTCAGTAAAGTATGCAAAACAATTTCCGCTGTTTACAAAACCCAATGCGGCTGATTTATTGGAGCGCGTTATTACATCATATTATAACAATAAAATATATGAGATCAGCCTTTATAAGGATCCCGCAGAGATATGGCGTTGTACAGCTCAAATTCATTTTTTACAAGATCCGAATGAACAGGGCGAATTTATTTTTGGTAATGCATATGCTGAAAATCATTTGTGGATTCAGCAAATTAAGGACAAAAATCTTTATTTATACTCGTTACCGGTTGGGAAGAAATTTCAATTATATGATATGCTAACAATTCCGTCCGACGCGACGCGAATCGGGAAAATGCCTGCAACGCCATATAATTGGAATTCAGAAAGCGGGAGAAGTATAATTGATATTAGCAATCTGACGCAAAATTTGGAAGCGACGCAAAGTTGGTGTATAGGTGACGATACGACAAAGGAGCTGTACTTAGCATATAATCCAGCTGTTAATGCGGAAGTTGTTGCTGATAAAATATATATGACGTATTATGGGCAAAAAATAAGAGGAGGTTAATCCTCCTCTTTATTCGAAATCTTCTTTTTTTTATCAACTTCTTTTTCCGTTATTTCGGAAACAAGAGCACTGATCATAATTATGGTAGCAATGATAAAAAGCAGAGATGAAAACGCTGTTAAAAAAGGCATTAACTCTTTCATTTTTTGGCTAGACGGAGAGAATATAAAGACGAAAGACATAAAATTTGTAATAAGGGAAAAAATTCCAGTAACTATAAAGAACTTGAATCCTCTCATAATAACATTCCTCCTTTAAAAATAAGAGGGAGTAAAAATCGGATATCTAGGATTTTTCATGATAATCTTTCTCCTATAAGAGGTTAAATATGGCAATCGCAGAAATAGAAAAAATTTATGAACAATATTCTCTTACAGCAAGAGCAGAGAAGGAAATCAATAAAAACATAGACAAAATACAACAATGCTGATATAATGAAATTGCGGGAATTTAATAAATTCGAGGTGATTGTTATGTCGAAGAATGAAATGAGGGTGAAAGCCTTAGAGAGAGCAGCAGCTTCAAAGCCCACAAAGGAAAGTGCAACGGAATCATTCAAGAAATGCGGTATCATGAACAAGTCGGGTGAGATCAAAAAAGAGTATAAGGAAATATTCGTAAAGACTAACTGACCCAATAATAGACACAAAGAGGAAGTAGAAATTTCTATTTCCTCTTTTCTTATAAAATTTTATACTAAGATGCCGTAATGCGGCCCGTTAGTATAAAAAACGCTGGATTTTTATACTAAGGGATACTCGGCTGAGTGTCCTTTTCAATAAAAAAAACCGACCCTTTTTTATTCAACACTATTACCTATTGACAATATGGTATAATTATGGTACAATTATGGTATAATAATAATGGAGGTGCAATATGCCCAGAATTATACCAATTAAAGACCTGAAGAATACTGCTGATATTACGCGGACATGCATGGAGAGTAATGAGCCGATCTTCATAACCCGAAATGGCTATGGAGAAATGGTGCTGATGAACATGAAGCTGTATGAACAAACAATGGCGAAGCTGCATGTAGCATCGCTATTGAATGAATCTTTGGACGAAGTAGAGAACGGTGCAGCATTACTTGATGGTGATGAGCTGTTTAACGAGTTGAGGAAAAGGTAATGTACGCGCTGAAATTTTATCCGAAAGCTAAACAGGATTTAGTGGATATTTATGACTATATATCCAGGGAGCTTGGCAATCCTGATGCAGCGCAGAAACTGTTAGATGCTTTTGAGAAAGGACTGGTACAGGCTCGTGAAATCCCTTTCAGCTGTCCGAAGATTGTAAATGTTCCAGTTAAGAATAAGGAGATCAGGAAACTGATTGTAGAGAACTACATAATCTTTTATTTAGCTAATGAACAAGAGAAACAGATTGAAGTAGTCCGAATTCTATATGGCATGATGGATTATCATAAAATCTTGTAAAAAAAAAGAGAAAGCCCCTATGACTTCCTCTTTCGTACTATGCTTACAAGATAACACAATTATAGTGTAGAGTCAAGTGAATTTGTAAGAAATTTAAAATAATTATTTATTGCGAGAAAATATCTCTCTATGGAAAGAAAATAATTTGATAGAATGTCAAGGTAAAAAAAAGGAGCTTAATATGCTTGACTTCCTGTTTTGAATCATTTATACTCATTTCGTGAGAAAAAATCTCACGAATGAGCATAAATACTGATTTTTATTGGGTAAACTATATAGGGAGTACGAATTATGTTATTAAGTTTTTCAGTAGAAAATTTTCGTAGTATTAGAGAACGAATAACTCTCGACATGAGAAAAGACAAGATAAATGAGCATGGAAAAACTTTAATTAACAATGCAGTGCTGCCTTTAGCTGTCATATACGGACCCAATGGTGGGGGAAAATCAAATGTTCTTCTTGCCTTTTTAACATTATATAGTTTTATAATAAATAAAGCATATTCTGTTTATTATGCTGGCCCATTTTTGTTAGATAATGAATCATGTAAGAAACCGACAATATTTGAAACGATTATGGCTATAGAAAAAGAGGAATATCGCCATTATTTGGAAATAGATTTCCAAGCAGATAAAGTAATTTATGAGGAATTATATGTAAAAAGGCCAAATAGGAAAACAACAACAAAACTTTTTGTAAGAGAAAACAATGAGATTATATTTGGAGATGATTTAAAAAGATATATAGGGATGGCAAATAATGTCTCCGAAAAAATTTCTATGTTGACTTTTATGAATCAATTTTATCGGGATCCCATTGTAAATAGAGTATATAATTGGTATTATACTGTTATTTGCATGGCTTTTAACCAAGAGCAGTTAGAGCGTTTTTGGGGTATAATGGCTGCAATCAATGAAGATGCATTATATAAGAGTTTTATGAAAAAACTTTTGAAAGAAATGGATCTTGCTGTAGATGATTATGAATTGGAACGTTTGAACAATCAACAAGTAAAAATTAAAACTAATCACAGCATAAAAGGCGAAGTATATCAGTTTGTAATTCAACAAGAATCAATGGGTACGCAAAAAATATTTGCATTACTGCCTGCAATAACAACAAGTTTGATATCTGGAACCCCATTTGTTGTAGATGAATTAGATGCAAAACTACATCCAAAGCTACTCCGTTATATCATTGAGTTATATAAATCAAAAGAGTATAATCCGAAGGGAGCGCAGTTAATCTTTACTTCTCATGATTTGACAACAATGAATAATGAAGTGTTTAGAAGGGATGAGATCTGGTTCGCTGCCAAAGATGAAAATCAAAGCACAAAACTTTATTCCTTATCAGATATAAGAGATGAGGACGGAAAAAGACTTCGCCATGATGCGGTTTATAGCAAGCAATATTTAGAAGGAAGGTATGGCGCAGATCCCTATTTTAAGGCAATGTCTGAATGGGAGTCTTAATGATGAGAGGAGCAAATTGGCCTTCTTCCAGGCAGAGTACAGTTCGTAAAATAGGTAGCAATAATCTTATAATTTGTTGCGGTGAACAAACGGAAGTTAATTTTTTTGAAAAGGTATGCAGCGAAATAAAACGAAAAGATAAGACTAATGTCAATTTAAATTTTGATATCATACCAAATCCGGTTACCCCGTTGCAAATGACGCAAGATATTGAGAAACAATGTCTGATAGCACAAAGGAATTCTCGTCCATATCAAGATGTTTGGGTCGTATTTGACAAAGATGATTTTGAAAAGGATAATTTTGATAATGCAATATCAAAATTGGAGAAGATGAGTTGTGCGCGATGCCATGCTTTATGGTCGAACGAATGTATCGAACTTTGGTTTTTGCTGCATTTCGAATATTTAACCGCTGATATTTCCCGAAAACAATATAGAGAAAAGTTAACAAGATATCTAGGCGAACAATATGAAAAGAATAATCCACATATAATAAGTAAGATCTTAGAAAAAAAAGGAAAGATCTCGAATGCAATATCCAATGCAGATAAACTATTGACTTTACATAAAGGTAAAAGTTATTCGAATATGAAACCCGCTACAAATATGGGAGAATTCTTTAAAAAGTATCTAAAATATTTAGAAGATATGAAATAAGATGGCGATTTATTAAGGGACACTCGATTGAGTGTCCTTTTTCATACCCAAAAACAAGGAGGAGCACATGGCGATAGAACAGAAGTATATTGATATTCATATCAATGCAGACGGCAGTTTAAGAGAGAAGGACGTGGGAAATGTCTTTCAGTTCACGAACGATTTTATCGGGGTTCGAATGCTCAGTCCGTATTCCTCGGAAGATATCATTGCGTACATCAACATTCAGTTGCCGGACGGGACGATTCTGGGGGAAAAGGGAATGATGGCGGAGGCGTCTGTGGTAGAGGATGGTGAAACATGGTATCCGTTCATCTATGTGTTCCCTGACATCGTCACCAGCCAAAGCGGGAAGCATTATTCTTCTATGGTTTACATAGCATTCCGCATGCTGGATAAGGTGACGCTTGCAAGGTCGATTAACAGCGCGCTGATTCCGTTGACGATACAGCCGTCCATTCGCGGACTGGAAGCTCAAATCAATGATCCGACAGCATATCAGGAGCTTTTGGAGAAAATCAACCTTTTGTCCGTATCAAAGCAGAATGTGACGGATCCCACACTTGAGACGGACTCAAAGAAAGTTCCCGGGGCAATCAACGAGGTGAACGCGAAGGCGCAGCAGGCGGTGGATAAAGCCTTTGAAGCGGTCGAGACAGCAAACCGTGCGGAGTTGAATATCAATGCCGCTGTAGAGGCCGCAAATGAGGCCGTAGAGGTGGCAAGCGGCGTCGACGGGAAAGCGACAGAGGCTCTAGAGAAATCGGCAGAGGCAGCGGCAGACGCGGCACAATCGGCAGCAGACGCGGAAGCGGCTAAGAATGCGGCAGAGAGTATCAGCGGCACGGCGGAAGAGGCATTAGAGGTTGCGAACGAAGCTCTTGAGGCCGCGCAGAACGCCAATGTCAAGGTGGATAATGAGACGATCTTCAAGACGGAAGATCAGGTGATCTATCTCAATGAGGCGTACGCAGAATATCTAAAGCAGGTTACATACGATAATCCCACCATTACAACATTCACAATGACGCCGTCCGGGACTTCTGTAGAGGTGGGGACTACATACTCGCCGACAGCGTTCACGCACAGAGAAACAAATGTGAATAATATCTCCGGGAATTTGACATTCACGAGCAACCGGAAATCTGGGTATAGTTTAAGCGTAACGCCGTCTGCTTCGAGTACACAGGTCAGTCTTGCAGGAGAGGGCCTTGCGTACACCTTGGGCGCAAACGATTCTGTGACATTTACGCTTTCAGGAGAGAGCACGGAGAACACGAACCCGAGCGGAATGGACTTCTCAAAGACAGTGACGGTTTCCTCGTATTTCCCCTGTTATTACGGAGCAAACACTTCGGCGACAATCACGAACGTGACAGGCCTTACCAAGAAGAACAGCGGGACAATTGCCGGAACTTATACGATTGATGTTGCGGCAAATGAATATGTGTGGTTTGTGACGAGAGGAACTATTTCGAATGTAACATCCAGCAGGTTTGAGGTGCCGATGAATGAGCCTGTTACGGTCAATCTGACGTTCGGCGGGACAAGCTATGCATATAATGCCTACCGTATCGCAGGACAGGTGACAGTGGCGGGAAGCTATACCTATATCGTATCGTAAGGAGGACATATGGCTAATATTGCAATATTCGGAACATTACAGAACGTGACGGACGGAGCGATTGCCGAGGGAACGCAGATTGTCGGCGGGAGAATGTCGGTAGCGACAATAGCCGAACGCGACGCGATCCCCACAGGAGTGCTCAAGGACGGCACAGAGGTCTATGTGACAGAAACAAAGCTGACCTATCGCTGGAACGCCGAAAAGAGTGAATTTGTGGAGTTTACAAGCGGAACTAGATGGTGGACTACTATTCTATCTTTGAATACAAGTACAGGCGGATATAAGGCAGTGGCTTCATTGGGGGAAGAGTGGGCCGTTGGTGATTATGTTCTATCCAAATCAAGTGATTCTGACGGGTATTATGGCGTGGTTACAGGCACTGTCGTTGGGATAGAAGATAGTTATAATGTTCGGACAATAGGGCGCTTGTCAGGTGCTAATGGCGAGGAAGGGCTTGGCATGTTTACGACTACATATTATATCAACGCTTCTTCGACGAGCATACAGCTTTCGCAAATCAATATACCGACTGGAAGAAGTATAAAAGTCGGAGACTTGATTATGAATGAAGAGTGGGGATATACATTTAAGGTAACTGCTGTAAATAGCACGACCGCTACTATTTCATATATCACTACTCTTAGAGGACCCGCAGGAGCAAAGGGTGAGACAGGAAAAGCGGGTTTATCTATATTCACGTCAAGTCAGACAGGGACAACATCTTCCACAATCACACTGATATCTGATCAAATAAAACCTCTTACAGCTTTTGGAAGATCGATTGCAGCAAACGATCTGGTGCTAACTGCTGATTCAAATTTGTTTAGGATATTACAGTTTGGTGAAACAACTACACAAGTTGAGTTTGTACAAAGCCTTGCAGGGGAAAACGGGACTAAATGGTGGAATACGAATAAGGCATTAAACACAACGATCGGCGAGCCAAGCATTGTGCTGACAATGGATAAATGGAGCCTTGGCGATTTCGTAATGTCGACGAATGGATATTATGGAATTGTCACCGGACAAGGACTTGAAGGAACATATACTGTTACAACGCAAGGTAATTTAAACGGGCCTGGCGGAAGCAGCGCAACGCTTGTAATGATGAGTGTAGCAGATTCTGCTTGGAGTGCTCTGGTTGGAGATTATGCGCCGTATACTTATTATGCGACGGTAACGATTGAGGCTTTGTCGGATGCGACGGAATATACCATAGTCGAACTAATTAATAGCGATGCTGTTTTGTTCGCTCAACATGGGTTCGCAATTGGCAGTATTAGTGGAACTTCGTGTACTCTATACTCGATCGGTAAACCGACAAAATCAATGCCGGCGACATTTAGAATAGGAGGCTAAGAGCATGCCAATTATAAGTAATCCATTAACAATTGTACAAGCCGGGGAAAATATTGAAGATTATTCTGGTCCGTATACTGTAACGGAAAACGGGGTTGTTCCCTGTTCGAATAAACGTATGCTTTCTGATCTGACCGTGAATGTTGCTGCTGAAAGTCAAGACCCGGATGGAATTATAACGGCGTTAACGGACAATTCCGTTTCGGTCGGAATCAGTGGCGCGACGCAATTGTCGCAAGAGACAATCACGGACGAAAATGGAGTGTTTTGCAATATAACTGTATACAAGGTTTCTGCCGGTGTTACGGCGCGTGCGTCCAGCAGTAGCCCAGTGTTCGCAGAATTATATTATACAGATGGAAGTGGCACGTATCAAACAGAAAGCGTGACGGGTGGAACCTTTAATATAACATTAAAGAGTGGATATATAAAAGTAAAAGCGAATTAAAAAATGAAACAACGATTGATTCAAAAGCTACTAAATTGCTGCTATGATAATTTGAGAGGTAAAGATGATGTTAGCAAAGATACACGGAGGGGCACAGCATGCAAATCGAACATAAATATTTGGAAGTATATATAGAGAGCGATGGCAGCCTGTCCGCTCGTAATACGGTCAATGTATTTCAATATTCTAACGACTATTCCGGCGTTAAGATGTTCTGTCCATATGGTCATGACGAGGTAATGCCGTATATTTCGGTTCAGCTCTATAACGGCATGGTTCTGGAAGAGCGGACGATGGGATATTCGAATACAGAGATCGACGATGGACGAACCTGGTATGCCTATACATATCTCTTTCCCGAGACCGTGACCCGCCTGGCAGGCATGCGATATTCCACAAGCATATATCTGGCCTTTCGATTTGAGGATATCGTAAACGGCAGTACATTGCCTGTTGTAGCGACAACGACCAAGGTTCCGGTTACAATTCAGCCGTCATTGAGAGGGCGAGCCGGAGAAGTAACCGACAGCGAAGCAGCGAACCTGCAAAAGCAGATCAACGATCTTGCCGCTTCCATGGCGAAACCAATAGAACCGGCGACTGCGGACAAGCTGGGCGGGATCAAGGTAGGGGAGAGCCTGTCGATCATGAGCGACGGGACTTTGTCGGTAGATATCACAAGCGAGCAGTCGCCGATCAGGATAGCATTAGACGGGAAGGTTCCCAAGCAGCTGGATATCTTGCAGAAGGTAGTGGCACTGGATATCGATACTGTTGAGAAGCGGCAGCAGGGGAGTTTATATATCGACGTGAACGGCACGCCGAAATATATCACATTGGAGCAGGTCAAGGATCTGAACACAAAGATACTCAATGTGGACAGCCTTGACGATACGAGAATCTCGTCACTGTCTGACGGTGATTATGTATTTTTAAAAAAGGAGTAGAAACATGGCACAGAAAAGAATTCAGTATGTAAAGACATCGAGTGGAATTGAGAAGCAGCTTTATGCAAGCGCAGCAGACATTGTCGAGCTAGACCCTATCGAGGGAATGACAGCGACGAATGTACAGGATGCAATTGTCGAATTGCAGGATATTGCGGCGCAGGGCGGAGTTACGAGCGTAAACGGCAAGACGGGAGCTGTCACACTTACGAAGGTGGACGTCGGCTTGGGGAATGTGGACAATGTAAAGCAGTATAGTGCAAGCAATCCTCCCCCGTATCCTGTAACGAGCGTCGCGGGAAGGACCGGAGCGGTTACACTTACTAAGTCAGACGTCGGATTAGGGAATGTAACGAATGACGCGCAGGTCAAGCGTTCCGAGATGGGGTCTGCAAATGGTGTGGCGACGCTGGACGCGCAGGGGAAAGTCCCGTCTGCGCAGCTGCCGTCCTATGTGGACGATGTTCTCGAAGGTACATACGTCAATGCGACAACATTCAATGATCCCTCCGGGCAAGCGTACACGCCAGAATCCGGGAAAATCTACATTGATACGACAACGAACAAGCAGTATCGTTGGGGCGGGACGGAGTACGCGGAAATTAGTTCTTCACTAGCCCTTGGTGAGACGTCGTCAACAGCGTATCCCGGCGATAAAGGCAAGGAGAACAGAACCGCCATTATTAATCTTAGTGAAGAAATAGAAAAAACTAACACGTCTATTGACAGAATTGTTGAAGGAGGAGTCATAGTAGGACAGGCGAAGTATGCAGGTACTGCGAACAGTGCGACAAATGCCGATCATGCCACAAACGCTGATCATGCAACCAGCGCCGATACAGCGACAAGTGCTACTTCTGCGGACAAATTAAATACTGCGCGCACGCTCTCGCTCACCGGTGACGCAACGGGAAGTGCGTCATTCGACGGAAGCGCAAATGCGGCGATTCCGGTCACGTTGAAAAACAGCGGAGTGACAGCGGGAACATATTCAGTAACACAGGTAAACGCAAAAGGCATTGTAACGGCAGGGAATCAGCTGATCGAGTGGGGGACAAGCGGGCAGAAGGAACCCAGCGCGAATCTGGCGATCGGCGGTATCTTCTTTGAACTAGTCGAATAGGAGCGTGAAGTATGGAAAAATACAGGCAGAGCAGGAAGATAGACAGCGATGGAACAATGAGTGATTTTTGCATGCTGGCGAAGTATGACTGGAACGGGGACGAGATTGCCGCTACCTATGCCACGAAGGAAGATCTGGTGAATTACGTCGATACATCGTCAGATCAGACGATTAGTGGAGCAAAAACGTTTCTATCTAGTCCAAGATTTAATACAGGTTGCAGTGCAGGTATTGGTGGTGTGTCACTCAGTTCTGTAATGGGCGGGACGGTTAATCTTAGTCCGCTTGAAAATATTACTGGGGAATGGGCTTTGAAGTTACCTGCTAAAAATGATACTATTGCGACGCTAAGCGATATCTCGTCTGGAGGTGCTGATGTCGTAACGCTTGACGATAGTCAAACTATAACCGGAGAAAAGAATTTTACTGGCGGATTAAAAAAGAACGGGGTAGATGTCGCAACAACCAGTCTTGCAACATCTACTGCGAGCGGCTTGATGTCCTCTACGATGTACAAGATGCTCAATACTCCGGCAAATTATTTAAAGTATTACAATTTAAATGGAGCATATCACTATATTGGTGGACAGGGGACAGCAACTCATTCTAGCGGAAAATATCACCATATCGGCCGATACATAACCAGCGGGACAATCAGTGGAACTGCGGAGGTATCTTTCACAAACTGTTCTGGTAAAATTACGGTTACTGGTTCTAACAGTAAAGTATATATCGAGAATAGTCCGAATTTAACCGTGACGCAGCAGACAAGCGGGAATGTTTTTATAGATGGAAAAGCGCTAATATATGATAAAAGTTCCTTGTATACTGCCATTAATAAAGGCTATCCAAATGGTGTTAAAGTTGGCGGTGAACCTAGCTTTACGAATTTTGGATATAAGTATTATATAGTCCAAGCAGTACTGTCAGATCATTGCGAGGGAACATTACCGCCAGGCGAAAATGGATCCATCTTTTCACTGTCAGGCTCTGGGAATTATTTTGGTCTCATGTGTATACAATTAACTTACAACGTAATAAAACCCATTGTTTCACGCGAATGGGAAATTATAGGTACTGGATCAAATAAAACAATTAATGTTTTTGATAAAAATTCTGTATATTATATCAGTAAATTATATGGAGTGAAACAATGAAAGTTGCAATTCGAGAAAATGATGTTTTTTTAGAGAGAGATTGGCATGAATGGTGTACGGCAGAAATACTCAGTGGGAATCCATACCTATATCAAATAGTAGACTTGCCCGAGGATGTATCTGATATTGATGCCTTGGACTTTGAATGCTTTGAAAAAATAGGAGAAAAGTATGAGTTAAAAAAAGAGATCTATGAAGCAAAAAAGAAGAAAAAGTCAAAATTATCAAAAGAAGCTGAAATATTGCGGTATCGTAGGGGGACAGAGTGTTTTCCATATGTAGATCGTGGCGAGTTTTGGTATGCTAAACTCACAAATGAGCAAAAGGAAGAGTTGCAAGAATGGTATCAGGCGTGGCTGGATGTAACAGATACAAAAGAGATACCAGAAAAGCCGACATGGCTAAATTAAACGGAGGAGATATGGAGGAAGCAATTGAACTGATGGTGTCTGCCAAGGAAGAGTGCGAGACGATCGCGCTGTACCTGGGCAGGATGGAGAAGGCGCAGGACGAGCGCACGAAAGAGGACTACCGTACCGCGATCAAAGAGGAGATGAAGCATGCACTCATGTTTCTCGAGCGGGCGACAGAACTCACTGGGATAGATCCCGAGGATTACGAGGTGGAGCATGATTAAGACAATTACACTCAACTATACGTTTGGCTCTCTGGACAGCAGGGAGCCTTTTCTATGTAACGTAGAGGACCCGCTGCTGCTCAGCTTCAAGAGCGTATACGCGATCACAGAGGCCGTTGTTACGCTGGAAAACACCGGGAGCGGCAGGCATAAGAGCATTCGGACAAGCGAAACTGCGCTCTTTCCCGTACCCGAGGAGTTTCTGACTGCCGGGGAGTTGAAGATCAAGATCGGGCTGCTGTTGAACGGCGAAATCGTCAAGGAGTTCACGGTCGAGCCGCTGATCCTCAAAGAGGTGGACGGTGCAATCCAGACCTTTCCGGCGGTCGAGGAGCTGCGGGAAAAGCTGGAAGCGCAGGACAAGACGCTCCGACAGCTGGTGGAAGGCTATAACAGCATGATCGACTACAACAAGGAGCTGGAACAGCGGATTCGCGAGTGCGAGGATCGCTATGATCCCGCAAACATTCTTTAGGAGGTATGATAATATGGATTTCAATGCAATTTGGGCGCAGATTGAGCCCTACGTTACCTGGTTTCTCTCTACCGGTATCGGCGGATTTCTCACTTATTTACTGGCAAGGCTGCTTGCGCGCAAGTGGTTCAAGGCGAACGACGTGGATAACTTTATTTCCAACGTGGTGACCGGCTTAACCGGAAAGACGCTAGACATTGATTTTACGGCTTATACGGAAAAGCAGCTCTCTGAAATGCAGAAGGCACTGCAATCGACGTTTGAGGAGCGCCAGAAGGATATCGAGAAGAAGACGCAGGAGATGATTGCCGTGATGAAGGATTTGTCGGCGATTTATCTGCGGTCTAAGATCATTACGGACGAAGACAGAGCCAAATTGCAGGCGCACGTGGACGAATTGCCGGAAGAGACGCCGCAGGTTGAGGAACCCAGGAAAGAGCCGATGAAGATTGTGCTGGAACCGGCAAAGCCGCAGGAAAAGGGCGCGGAGAAGCCGTCGATGGTTAACTTCGACTGACGAGGTGCGCCATGAAAAAAACAGCAGGCAGAGTAATCTGCACGGTATTGGAGGCACTGTTCTATCTGGCAGTGCCTCTCGCCTTTATCCTTTGGCAGTATGCGAGCATTGAGAATACGCCCGAGACCGTGTCCTTTAAACTGGGCTTTGGGGGATGTATCGCGCTCCTGATCGTCTTTCTCATACTCAAAAAGCTCTTCCTCAATAAATATCTTCAGCGCATTACGGACAAAATCACGCGGTTTGAGGGGGATATCGAAACAGAGGTCGAACAGGAGAAGATCACCCATATCGAGAACAGTCTCAAGCATTATTACAGCCTGGAAGTACTATTCAACATGCTGCTACCGGCAATGCTGGTCTTGATTCTCTTTGTGGCCTGTAAGGGGCTGGAAACACAGCTGGTAAAGTTTTCGGGCGCAGTCGGGTTCATAGGCCTGTCCATGCTGGCAGGCTTCGTGGTGAGCCTTATAAAGGCCCGTATGGTGGTCAGCAAGAGGAGAAAAGATGAAAGCCAGAAGAATTAATTTCCGGGCATGGATCACGGCGATCTTTGTCGTGTGCGTTGCCCTGTTCAATATCCTGTATGACTATGTTTCGGTGTCGTTCGATCCGCAGATCTTCTGCAATGCCGAATACTGGGTGACCATGCTGCTGATCAATGGATCGGTCCTGATGATTATGTTTTCCATGCGCGGCGCGGCGAAGATTCGGTATGTAGAGAGAGACGAGAGCATACAGACCTGTATTCGGAATCTGGATGAATGCTATATTTCACTTTCGCAGCACAAGCTCATGAGCGATTTTGACGAATTCGTCAAGGCGGAAAATCTGAGACGGAAGAAAGCGGCGTATAAGGCAAAGCTGACGAACCGAATCCGGAAGTGTAAGAATGCGAAGAAGAAAGCAGCGTTGGAACAGAGGCTCGCTAAACTGGATGAGGAGATAGAGGATATCAAAGTGAAATACCACCCGGTGAAGATCGGAACCTTGTTCTCAATGTCCAATATCAAGTCATTTGAGGACGAAAATCTGGATATCTCGGAAACAGGCGAGATTGTCGTCCGAACCTTGAACAAGGCGCTGGGCATGCTGGGCGTAGGCGTGTTCGGTCTGTCGCTGACGGTGACGCAGGGACAGCTGGGGCTATCGCTGATTGTGACCACAGTATTCAAGATCCTGCAAATCGCCTTGGCAATCTATATCGGAATCACGGATGGGGAGAGCTTTGCCCGCGACGTCATTCTGCCAAAGCTCAAACTCCGCCTCAAATTTGTCCAACAGTTCCTGGAAAATAGAAATCATGAATCCGCTTAGACGGAAATGAGAAGAGCTCATCCAATAGAGGATGGGCTCTGTTTTTTTTATTGAAAGATAACAAAATAAAAACACATAAAAAAATATGTACAAATCGCTTGACACATAATTAAATATGTGTTATAATTATAACAGAATCAAGGAGGAAGGAATGACTAGCACAGAAATAATAAAAAAATTAAAAGCTGACGGCTGGATAGAAGTCAATGTAGTTGGTAGTCATCACCAATATAAGCATCCGACTAAACCTGGGCGAGTGACAGTGAAACACCCTTGCAAAGATATCCCGATCGGGACTCAGAAATCAATCGAAAAGCAAGCGGGGCTAAAATTTTAGCCCCTTGTCAAGACTTATAATAGAGAGGTATTATTATGAAAGATATTTATTGTTATGCAGCGATATTAGAGAAAAGTAAAGAAAGTTACGGCGTCTATTTTCCTGATCTTCCCGGATGTACCAGCGGTGGAGATACAATCGAAGAAGCAATGAAAGATGCGAAGGAAGCATTGCTTTTGCATCTATACGGAATGGAGCAAGACGGAGATGAGATTCCGGATCCCTCTGCTGTGGAAAATATAAAACCTAAGGAAGGAGAATATGTTTTTTTGGTAGAAGGAAATTATAAGTTATACAAGGGCATGATGAAAAGACAGAGGAAAACCTGCACACTTACTGTCCCAGCTGCGTTGTATGTGGCCGCTAAAGAAAGTGGGCTTAACATGTCGCAAGTGTTTCAGGATGCATTGAGAGATCAATTAGGGCTATAATAGTGTATTATTATCGTACTATTTTTAGGTACGGTGATTAGGTACAAATTTATAAAATTACCTTAAATCTGGCGAAATACAACAGAAAACAAATATATAAAACTACTGTTTTATATCTGATTTTTCACTTAAAACAACAAAAAAAGAGGACAATCAAATCCGCGCTAGTCCACCA